GTTTACTTACATTATAAAAGAGGCTCGCCTTAGAATAGAGGAGCATCATGAAGGTCGCCTATCAGGGTCTAATAGTACCGGATCTATTTGTTGGTTGAATAATCATGCGGGATATGTTACGCGCCAAGAGATAACCGGCGCTAACGGTGGTCCTATTGAAACGCATGAGCTGAACCAAGAAGAGCGCTCCGCACGTATAGCCGAACTACTTGCGAAGGCTAACGCGTGAACGCGGTCGCGGAACGCCTAACAGTACAAGAGCAGACTGAACTTATCGACCTACTAGAACAGCAAGCCCGCGAGCGAGTAACGCCAAAGCTCGAAGCTTTCCGCGCTCATGCTCGTATTAAGGGATGCCGAGGCGGTCGAGGCGCAGGGGCTAAGTCATGGTCAATCGCTTCTCTCATCGTGCAGGCGTGCAACTATAACCGAAAGCACGTTGTCTGCTTGCGTGAAGTGCAGCTAACCCTAGAGGAATCGGTTTGGAAGCTGATAGGTCAAACCATCGAGCGCTTGAGATATCGCGGATGGGTTATAACTGACAAGTATATCGATTGCCCGCGCACAGGTAGCCATATCATATTTAGGGGCCTTTCAGATTTACGCGCGGATCAAGTGAAGTCGCTTGAGGATTTCGACATCGCATGGATTGAGGAAGCTCAGAGCGTAACGATACACTCACTTGACGTGCTTTTTCCCACCATCCGAAAGCCTGGATCAGAAATATGGTTCGGCATGAATCCAGATGAAGAGCTTGACCCGATAGTATCCCGCACCTGGGGATCAAATCGCGATGATATGATCTTGATAGATTTGAAGCCCGGACCTATTGATAATCCATATTGGACCGAAGAGCTACAAAAAGAAATGGAAGAGGATTTCAAGCGCGATCCTGAATTAGCAGAGCACGTATGGAATGGAGCCCCACGCATCCAAGGGCAACGATCTGTAATGTCTCGTTCTGATATAAGGTCTGCCATGAATCGCAACTATCAGATTTACGGCGACGAAGTAATAGAGCTTGGTATCGACGTTGCGCGCTTTGGGGACGACCGAAGCGTTATCTTCAAGCGAAAGGGAATGAAGATAGTCGAGGAGAAGGTATTCAATGGAGCGGACACTCAACTAGTCGCGCGCGCTGCATGGGATATAGCCGGACGCGATACTACCGTGAGGATCAAGATTGACGATGATGGCGTAGGCGGTGGAGTAACGGACAAACTCAATGATCTTGGAGCTTGCACAGTTCCGTGTCATAACGGCGGTAAGCCCGAGGACGACAAGCTATACACCACATCTGCAGACGAGCAATGGTTCACATTTCCTATCAATCAAGCAGACATACCAGACGACCAAGAATTGATGCAAGAGCTATCTGCTCGTCAATACTCCTACACGCGAGACGATAGACGCAAAATAGAAAGCAAGGCAGATTTCAAGAAGCGTTACGGTCGTTCACCGGACAAGGCGGACGCGCTCTTGCTTTGTTTCTACAATCCGCGCGATAATACCATGAAGTGGGGTATCGCTTAATGAAAATACGGTCGCCATTCGTATCAGAAAAGAAAGCGCTCAAGGAAATGACACATAGCGGCCTTGTTAATTTCTTCGGAGCGTTGTTTAATAGATCGCAGCGCGACTATGGCAAGATGCTTGCCGACCCTACTACTTCAAGCCTAATCATGGCCGTCGTTCTCTGGATAGTTCGCAGATGGCCCGAGGCTCAGATATATCTAACAGACAAGAAAGACAACGCAATATACGACCATCCAATGCTTGACCTAATGCAGCATCCGAACAAGTTTTATAGCGGAACGTCATTATGGTTTGGCACACTCATGTCGTTCGTATGGGATGGGAATGGATACTGGATCAAGATAAAGAACGAGCGCGACCTTTCGGTGCGCGAATTGTGGTATGTACCTCATTTTCACATGGAGCCGAAAGTAAGCAACGGATCTCCTAACTTTATCGATTACTACGAATACAATCCAGGCGGACGAAATCCTATTAAGCTAGAACCTTCGGATGTCGTGCACTTCCGCTATGGAATCGACCCATACAATCCGCGAAAGGGCTTCTCTCCGCTCAAGTCGGTAGCGCGCGATGCTCTTACCGATGAAGATGCTGATAACTTCTCGGCGTCGATGCTTATGAATATGGGCGTGCCTGGGTTGATCGTATCGCCCGACCTAGCGGCAGGTCAGACGGTAGGCGATGCGGATATCAACGCAACAAAAAAATATTTTGAAGAGCAATTCAGCGGTGACAGGCGCGGAAAGCCTTTGGTAATGAGGGGGCCGACGAAGGTCCAGCAATTTGGCTTTGATCCGAAGAGCATGGATATCGCCTCACTTCGCGCAATACCCGAGGAGCGCGTATCCGCAGTTACCGGGATACCGGCCGCAGTCGTTGGGTTCGGTAGCGGGCTTGCACAAACGAAAGTCGGTGCAACCATGAAAGAGCTTCGGGAGATGGCCTATGAGGATGGCATCATACCGATTCAGCGCATGATCGGGCCGGAGCTTGAGATGCAATTGCTTCCTGAGTTTGAGTCTAAGCCTGATACGTTGAACATTGCATTTGATCTTTCACAGGTACGTGTATTGCAGGATGACCAGGATGCACTATATCGTCGAACGATAGAAGCATGGAACGGAGGACTTATCTCGCGCGCGCAGGGTAAACAGGCGATAGGATTTGAGGCTGGACCCGCAGATGAAATACGACGCGTTCCGTTCAGTGTTACAGAGGTTGCGGAAGGTTCGATGGTAGAGGAGTATATACCTCCTACGAACGATCCAATCAAGTCGCGAACAATCGCAACCAAAGGAATACGCCGAGCCGAGCGCGCTTTCAACCTTGCGCAGCTTCGCGTATATGACCGTCTTCGCGTTGCCTATTCAAACGATCTTGTTGACGGATTCGAATCATTGGCATCGCGCGTTGTAGATGCGTATGAACTATACATGTCATCGAATCAATTGCGATCTAAACTTGAAGGCGAGAGAAAAGCCATCGAAGACTTTACCGCGCAAGAAGTAATGGACTTTATTGTTTCAGCTCAATCCATCATTGCAATAGCCGAGTCTAAGGGCGCGATTACCGACGTGCTGAACTGGAAAGGGCAATATCTAGCCGTATCCAAAGCGACACTAAACAACGTCAATGCCATATTCGGAATAAGCCTTGATTTGACAGATCCAATGCAGAGGGAGATACTATCAAAAGGAGGAAGGCATTTCGATCTTGTTGGTGTTAAGAAGCAGACGCAAGACGCTATCTACCAGGCACTAGCTGAGGCGCGGTCAACTGGTATCGGTCCTCGTGAAGTAGCGCGCGCAATACGATCTAATGTTGAAGGCGCTGGGATGTATCCAGGAGTTTACAAAGAGGCGTATGATCGGGCAATCGAGCGAGGGTGGAGCGCGGAGAAAGCGTCAGGAGCAGGGGACAGGGCGGCTAGACAATATCGTGCTGAAGTGATAAGCCGAACCGAGACTAAGTACGCGCAGAATATTTCGAGCATGGAGATAGCGCGTAAGTCGGGAACTTTCAATGCGATGCTTGCCTTTGATGCGCAACTTGGGCCGACCGATGAGGATTGCATGGAACGAAATGGGCAGACATATAGCTTTGATGAGGCGGACGTGGAAATGGAGAAAGAACACCCAAACGGAACGCTGTCATGGTGCCCAACAATAATTGAAGGTGGTCAATAATGGCCGAGCTTAAACAAGTACACCTGAAAGATGCGATCATATCCGAGGCTGGTATGGTCAAGGCTGTATTCTCAACCTTGAACGTCATAGACCATGACGGAGATATCATCATGCCTGGGTCTATCCCGAATGGTCATCCCGTTCGCATGTCGGCCTACAATCACTCCAGTTGGCAAAACGCACTTCCAGTTGGAAAGGGAACGATATCAGAAATTGGCGATCAGCTTATTTTTGATGGTCAATTCTTTCTCGACACTGCGAACGGGGTTGACACATACAAGACCGTAAAAAACCTAGGCGATCTTGTAGAATGGTCTTTCGGTTTCGACGTTCTTGAGAAAGAAACTACTACCGATGCAATGAGTGGACAGGAAGTGCGGCTACTTAAGCGCTTGAATGTTACGGAGGTTTCACCGGTACTCTTGGGTGCCGGTATAGGGACGAGAACGATAGATGTGAAAAGCGCCGACAAGCTGGAATCGTTACCTGGAGCGAAGTCGAAGCGGTACAAGGAACACGCAGAGTTGATCCTTGAATCGTGCGCCGATTTCGTAAAGCGATCACAAAGCATCGCGGACCTGAGAACCGATGAAGGCAAAGAAGCGGCGAGTGAAAAGAACCGCGAAGGCTTGAAGGCAATTGCGGCCGAGCTTTCGAAGGCTTCGGAAGAGTTGAAGCGTATAGCCGAAACCGACCTTGAAGCTGACGAAGCAGAGGCAAAGCAGAAAGCTTCTGAGCTTGTGGCGCAGTTCGAATATCTTAACAGGAGCGCATAGAATGGGTATCAACTCTGAACTCGTAGAGAAGCGGAATGAACTGAACGCCATCCGTACCAAGATGGCGAAGATAAACAAGGAATCGAAGGATGGAAACGACTTCGACTTTTCAAAAGCAACCGATCTTACCGGCGACAAGACCGAACGACTTGACCAGTACCGGAAGAACCTGGCCCGCATGGACGACCTCGCAAAAGAAGTCGAATCTCTCGCCGACGCCGAACGCGGCACGAAGGGTAACTACACCGACGAGCCGGAAGTCAAGAATATGGTGCATCCGCGTGGACAGCAGGAAGAGAAGAGCCTTGGACAGCGGTTCGTCGAGTCTGAATCTTTCAAGTCTTTCCAAGACGGCAAGATCGATAAATGGAAGGTCCGCGCCGAGTTCCCCGAAATGGGACTCAAGACCCTCATTTCTACGGCAGCCGGATGGGCTGCCCCCACGATCAGGACCGGCGAAGTGGTCATGTATCCTACCGAACAGACTCGGTTCTTCGACTTTCTTCCGAAGGCAGCGACCGGTTCAGCCGCTATCACCTACATGGAAGAGACGACTCGCGATCAGACGGCGGCGGCTGCTACCGAGGGAACCGGAGCGTATACCGAATCAACCTTCGCTTTGACCGAGCGGTCGGTCACGGTGCAGAACATCGCGCACTATGTGACTGTTACCGATCAACAGATCGAAGACGTTCCGCAGATGCAGGACCTAATCGATACTGAGCTTCGCATGGGATTGCGCGAAGTGCTCGACACCTACGCGATCAGCGGTACGGGTGTTTCACCTATCCCGCTCGGCATTCTGATAAAGTCAGGTATCGGAGCCCAAGTGGCCGATGGCGACCAGCTTCCAGATGCGGTGTACAAAGCCATGGTAAAGGTTGAAGCGGTTGGAAAGGCGAACCCGACGTTCGTACTAGTCAACCCGTACGACTGGCAGACCGTTCGCCTTCAGAGAACCGATGACGGCGTGTATATCTGGGGTAACCCTTCCACGATCGGGCCTGAAACTCTTTGGGGCCTTCCCGTTGTAAAGTCAACCAGGATCACGAAGGGTACGGCGGTAACCGGAGACGCGGCCATGTTCGGCAAGTATTTCGAGCGGCGCGGAGTTACCGTTGAAATGACCGACTCACATTCGACAAACTTCATCTATGGAATCAAGTGCATCCGGGCTACGGTTCGCGGATGTTTCCGCTGGTCCAGGGCGTCGGCTTTCTGCAAGGTGACCGGGATCGCGTAAGGTTTCTAAGCCCTGGGTTTTGGCTCGGGGCTATACTTGACGGTCGTTGACCGTCCCGTGCACACAGAGGCGCGGAATAGTATCTGTTGGAGGTAACTCAATGAGTTACGGTGCATTTATCAATTCATTCGCGTCGGTCGATTACCATACCGAAACCGCCGCCACGCCTATCACTGAAAACATCCAAGCGAAGGACGGGCTTCGGCTTGCGCTGCTTTCGGGTAGCTATCTGAACGGGGCTACGGCGCATACGCTGTGCCTCATGTACGCCAAGGACGCGGCAGCGTATCCTCTTTCTGCGCGCAATACGATCGACGGAGCCACGGCCGCTCACATCTTGTCAAATCAAAAGGTTATCGACGTTAATGTTACTCCGCGTGATCCGGCTGGGAATGCTGCCGCCGCGAGTGACATCGTGGCCTATCAACTCATCGATGGAACCTGGGAGTTCAATAGCATCGCTTCGGTATCCACGAAGGCCATAACCCTTACCAACGATATCGTCGGCGTCGATGCAGAGGCAGGTGGTACGGCCTTGGCCGATGGTGCTCCGTTTATGATCTTTGGAGTGGTAGGTGATGGCGCGTATCTCGCCCTTCCGCTCACTGCTTCGGTTGTGAATAGCTGGGGCGCTACGGCGGGCGGAAGCGGGATCGTGCTCGTGCATCCGTATGTCAGCGAGCCGTTCTATGTGTACGACGCCAACGCTACGAACGCCGGTTTCCTGAACAACCTACTTTTCGGTTACATCAACAAATAGTCGCGGGCGGGGAGCAATCCCCGCCTTTGGAGGATAGATATGCAATCGATGATACCGCAAAGCTCAGACATCCAGATCGTAGGGATTCACGTTTCGCATGACGATGCAAGCGGCGCTCGATCGCTTACGCTGCCCGCGCGTAGTCTTATTCTCGACGCATTCGCAATTTGCACGGAGACAGCCGCAGGTAGTCCAAACATGTCGTTCGGTACGTCGCTCGACACAGATGGTGTATTTTCTGGACTTGGTGAATCAGGTATAGGAGACACTATTGGCGATGTCCTTGAAGAGTCAGTTGAGTACATGGGTCGAGGGACTTTCTTGGTAAAGGACAACCAGGAAGACTTGCGAGTGAAAAAGACAAAATACAACGTATCCGAGACGGTATACCTAAACACGCAAGAAAGCGCTGGTACTGCCGGGGAGTGGGACTTGTATATAATGTACGTAATTCTACCGGTGATAGGATAAAAGCATGAAAGCACTTACGGATATGGTACTTACAAAAGACCGGAAAAGAATAGTACCTCTTGGCGATCCTGACGGTGACCCTTTCGCATGGTACGCGAGCAAGGGCGAGGAGATACTTGACGCGAGAGGCACAGAAAAACAAGATAAGCCAAATCAAAAAATAGAGGCTAAGATCAGAACTCCGAAGGAAAACAAATGACCGTCACCTATGACCGAAATGGAGCAACCGGAGGCGCAGTCCCTACCGATGCAGTCGCCTATGATGGCGGAGACTCTGTTACGGTTATAGGGAATACCGGCTCGCTCAATTGGTCTGGATATACTTTCGGAGGATGGAATACGGCCGCGAATGGTAGCGGAACGTCGTATAATCCCGGGGATATCTTTGTCATATCCGAAAGTCTTACGCTTTACGCGGTATGGGCGAGCGCAACTAGTCTTATCACTCCCACGCAATTGCGCGAGCATGTAGCATCAGAACTTTCAGATGATGCGCTCCAAACAATTATTGACGCCGATGA